ACATTCGAATTGATGTATAGGGATATTGAAGGAGTCTTAATCGAAGCAAAGGGTTTGGCACAAGTTAGGTTGACAAGCAATGGAACCGAGAATGATTTTATTGGATCAGTTTACCGTAATTTAACCATGAACACATTTGGTGGATTATGTGGAGCTGTCCAAGTATCTGCTGGAAGGATTTCATCAATTACAGGTATCCACCTTGGTGGTATGTCTGGTACACCGCGAGGTTGCTCAGCACCATTGTACAAATCACAGTACGATGCTGCTTTGCAATTCCTTAAAGCCCAATCGATCGTTTTGATTGGTGGTGAAGATGGAACTTTCGATCGACAAGTGTACGGTGTTAATGTCGTTATTGATGCACCCATGCACAAAAAGGATCCAATTCAATACATGCCTGAAGATTCACAGGTAGAGTATTATGGTAGCTGTCCTGGTTTTGTTACACCACATTCTGATGTGAAAGTGACACCAATCAGCGAAGCTATCATGGATGTATGTGGAGTACCAAATATATACCGTGGGCCTAAAATTAAGCCCCATTGGTATGGGTGGCAGACATGTATACAGAATGTTGCGAATCCTGCTAGGATGTTTAATCCTAGTTTGCTGGCGAGGGCTGTGGAAGATTACAAGGCACCTTTGTTGCCATTATTCCGCAACCATGAGATGTATGCTCCTCTTAGGCCATTGAGTGATATTGAAAATACAAATGGTATCCCAGGAGTTCAGTTTATTGATTCAATCAATATGTCTACTTCTAAGGGATTTCCGTTATCAGGACCCAAGAGTGAAATCATTTCTCCAATTGAACATGAAGATTACCCAGATGGCGTAGAATTCGATGAATTCGTACTTGAGCATGTTGCTCAGTGCGAAGAACGATATGCCAATGGGGAAAGATGCCATCCTATTATTAAAGGGTGTGTCAAGGATGAGATTTTGAGTAAAGATAAATGCCGAATCTTTTACGGAAATCCTTTGACGCTAACCTTTATGATTAGGAGGTATTTTCTTCCATTGATTAGGATACTACAGTTGCATCCGATTAAATCGGAATGTGCTGTTGGTGTCAATTGTTTTGGACCGGAATGGAAAGAATTGTATTCAAGTGTCACCAAATTTGGCGAAAATCGCATTGTAGGAGGTGATTACGGAAAATATGATCAAAAAGTTCCATCCCAGCTCGTATTAGCCGCGCTTAAAGTGCTTATTGATTTTGCACGTGAAGCTGGCTATAGTGAGCGAGATTTGACCATAATGGAGGCTATGAGCGCAGATATTGCATTTGCCAAAATTGCTTTCAATGGTTCATTGATAGGTCTAACTGAGGGAACCCATATTAGTGGTAATTCCCTTACAGCAGTGCTGAATGGCATCATGGGCAGTTTGAATGCTCGTGTTTACTATTTCAGTAATCCTAAGATTAAACATGATTCATTTCGCGATGCAGTCAGTTTCATGACGTATGGCGATGATAATGTTGGCTCTGTGCACCCAGATTGTGATACGTTCACCATCAAGGGTATGTCAGAGTTTCTTGGAAAACATGGGCAAGTTTATACTATGCCCGACAAGGAAAGTGAATTGGTTGATTTTCTTCCTGTAGAGGATTTTGAATTTCTAAAAAG